GGCAGCGTCAGATGTGTATAAGAGACAGATCCGCACCATTCGGCAACAGAGCTTGTGTGCCTGTTAAAGACTCTGAAAACATCGTCAATAACAATAGGAGCAGACGAGCTTTCTCGGCGTTTCACAAAGCCTCTGCTTTTCATTCTAACGTCGTTAAACTCGGCAGAAAAGTCCTTTTCATATGCGGCACCGTCACCGTACACGGAAATAGGAAAATAGTTCCTAACGGTAGCAATCAGCATACCATATTTTGACATGCTTACTTTGTTAATTTCCTGCTGGAGTTCGTTATTAAGGACTTCGCTAATTGCTCCTGAAATTTCTCTGAGCATTTTATTGCTCTCAACATATCTCTTGATGTGTTGTAAATCCTCGAAAGTAAATCTAATCTTGTGACTGTTTTCAGACTTAGCTTTTTCCTGCTTGCTATGTCTGCGACTGTTAGCACTATCCAAATCGGGGAGTACGGTATAATGATTAAGTCTATCGGCAAGCAAATGTCGTCTGCCTGATGATTGTTGATCTGTAAGATAGATTGACATTATAATGCCCTGACTGACCTTAACCCTTTCGCCTGTTTCGGTATCTCTGAAATCAAATTCCTTAACATCATCCTTTTGTATTTTGGATAAATCTTTTTTGGAATACTGATAAGCAACACTTTGAACCTTGGTATAGGCTTTCTGCATTATCTTCTCACGCTTAACATCTCCGTCATGCAGATCCCTGAAAAGTTTCGCAACAATGCTGTCATCATTATATCCACTCAGAAATCTGCCGTATCTTACCGGGTCAAGGCTTGTTGCAACGAATCTATTACTTAACTCTTTCATATCCGATAATGCGGCATTGATTTTATTGCCGACAGTGTTTTTACTTAATACATTGATTTTCACCCCCTTGTTGTAATTTACATTTGAGACTTCATCAAGTGCTTTTGCCGCTGCGCTTGCAATGGATTCTCTTTGACCGCTAACGATAATTTCTGTAGCTTGTGTTAAAGAGGCTTCAAGGGCTGTCATTGTGTCATAGAGTAGCCTTAAATCAGATGAATCCAAATCGAAAATGTTTTTATATCCTACTTTGATAGGCTTGCCGTCTTCATCGTATATTGTTTCACCGTTTTCGTCGGTTGCATACTCAGCAAATTGATCTGTAATTATTTCAAGCATTTGGGCGGTTTGCTCATTGTACGCAATCGAGTTAATGTCAATGTATGAGTACTGCATACCTTCATGTGTGGATTTATCTTTGCCGGAAGATTCAGGTGCTAAAGACTTGTACTCTTCATACAAGTTTCTTACCTGTTCACCGATTTCAGCAACATTGTTCCATGCTCCGAAATATTTCGGTATAGTTTTTTTGCCACCATTCTTATATTGTCCGGGGTCAGCAGATTCTTTAAAACCTATCAATACATTAAGTATAGGTCTTTTGAGGGATTCGGGGATATTCTCGGTATTTTTTGACTTGGCGTCAAACTTTTTAACCAATTTGTCAAACTTTCTGCCGAGCATTTGCATATATTTTGTTTGCTCTCTTTTTTCGGTATATTGAGCCCTAAAGGTATCTTTGACGGTCTTAATAATGGCTTTTTGGTTTTTACTTAACTCTTCAAGCTCGTGGATTTTATCACGATACCTTTTTGCTTCTTCTGATTTTTTATCTTTCAAAGCATTATATGCCTGACGGTATTTTTCGCGCTGTTCGTTGTATTTTGCTTTCTGCTCGGCAATGTCAGTTTTATAATTTTCAATAGTTTTTTGATTCAGCGCAGTCTTAGCTTTTTCAGCCTGTCTCAATGCCTTGTTAATATCTCTAAGTTTTCGCTTGTCAATATTATTCTGCATTACTGCCGCTTTTCCCTGCTGTTTGAGGTATTCCGCTGTAGTATCAAACGCCATTTGAATAGCCGCCGCATCAATCGTGCTTTCGCTTTCAAACTCACCGTCATATGTTGCCACATACTGCGGTGCTAATACATAATTCATAATATGGTCAAGCATACGATAACCGCTGTCGCTGTCCCAGTCAAAGCCGTCCTCTATCATAAGTGACCTGCCCCCGATATTTTCAAGGTGAGAGCCGATATCTTCAATGTATGAACCAACTGCATTACCGTTAATTCCTTTTGCATTATGCTCTAATTTTACGTTGATTTTGCCAAACAAGGCTTTTTTGTATTTTCCAACGCTGCCGTAATTTTCTTTGATTGTGTCAATTGCGTTCTCGGGGATAAGCAGAGTGGTGCCTTTTAATTCGTCGCGAATTTCTTTGGCCCACGCTTCATGCTGTTCGTCAAGCTGTGTCGAGTATCTAAAGGTATCGCGACACTTCAAGACAAAATCCTCAAAGGCATCAGTAAAGTTTGACTTATCGTTTTGTACAGCGTCAATGAATGTATTCAAGGCATCCACATACTCGGTAACAAGCGAGTCCGTTTCAGCATTAGGATTAATGTGGTAGCTTCTCATTACAGACTTAACCATATTATAGATTTTCTTCTGCTCAGGCTTAATGCCCTTGCCGGCAAGTAAACCCTCTTTAACATTGCGTGCCGAGTGATGGTATATCTGCTCAATCGTCAATTCAGGGTTGTTCTTGTCAACTGCCTTGTCAAAATCAATGTGCTGTTCGTCATTGTCATTAAAATCAAATAAGTCATCGTATTCATCGTCAATTGAAAAATTCAGCGTATCGTGTATTGCACCGGCTTTTTCATCTGTAAAATCATAATCTTCATCAAGGCTGTAGCGAATATCAGGGTTGTTGCCGTCAAATGTTCCGATATTGTCTGTTGCAGATTTAACCTGAGTATTTTCAAATGCTATGAATGTTTTTGTGCTTCTTCCAAAACTGCCGACATCATTATTAACGATAACACCGTCATAATTGCTGTTTTTGAAATAATCATCTATCAAGGCTTTAGCGTTATGGCTTGCTTCATTAACCTTATTTTCCCATTCTTCCATAATTTCATCAAGTGCATCTCTTGATATGGATTTTTGGTACTCTTCTTCAGATATTTCACCGTTCTTTTTCGCATTCCACAGCTTTTGATATTCCTCGTTTTCTCTTTTCATCTCCTCGTTGAATTTAGCCTTGTATTCCTTATTAACGCTGTCTATCGCACTTTTAGCTTTCGTATATCCCTGTACATTCTTATCGTAAAATTTAACAAGTTCGCTTCTGTTGTTGACAATGAGGGGATTTTTAATAGAGGCATACAACGGCATTTGAATATTTCCGCCAACTCCGATATCGTTGTTTGTCGGTTTCATAAATATACCCGTCGGCATTTCGCTGTCAAATTCTCCCGAACCTTTTTGTTTTGTATCAAAGGTTGTAAACTCTTTTCCTGTTTGGTGGTACAAAACAAGCGGTTCACCGTTGTTGTCTACCGCTTTACTTGCTTTTGCAGGGCTATTCTGCCAATCACCGAACCATCTGATAAATTGTTTGCTTTGAGTAATATTATTGATTTTTTTATTGACATTATCATCAAATTTCGCTTGTACTATGTTGTCGGTACTTCCTATTGAATATTTCTCAACATCAATCTTCTCACCGTTCTGAACCTCTGTTTGCTCGGTGATGTTTTCTTTTGCGGTGTCTGCCGCCTCTGAAAATTTTTGAGCGAGTTTTTCAAGAGCTTCAAGGTCTTTGGCAAAGGCCTTGGCTCCGTAGTTTTGGCTTTTGCCGATGAGCCAATCCTTTACTTTTGCAATCAAAGATTTAATTGCCGCTGCAATTCTTGATTTATTCTGCTTCGTTCTGAGGGCAATATTGAGAGCCTTTTCATCTGAGGCAATGCTCATAAGTGTGTCGCATACCATTTCTTCCAGTGCGGCATCTCTTGTGTTTTCGTGTTCATCGGCCTGCAGTCGGTTGCCGTACCTCTCAATAGTGCGGTCAATCATCTTGTTAAGGTCAACACCCTTGCGTACAAGGTAGTCTGACACAAAGTCACTCAATGTTCTCCATTCGGTCGGGTTGGTTTTCTTAATCATATGTCCGGCTTCGTGTAAAGCTGTGGCAAGGATTTTCTGACTGCTGATTTCCGAACTAAGGATAATATTACCGTCACTTGCAACACCGTTCACTCCGTCTGCAAGGCGGTCTGAAATAATAATGTTTCTGCCCGTCTTTGTCGCAAGGTTGCCGAGTGTATTAATAAGCTCCTGCGGAATGTGCGAGACTTCTGTTCCGCTGTCTGCATACACGCCCACACCGCTTGTGTCTGCTCTGCCGTTGCGGTTGATTAACTCGGTCAGTCTGTTGGCATGGTGTTGAGTGTTAATGTCAACATCTCTTCTGCCGGTGCTCAATGCCTGACTTACAATCTGTTCACCGAGAATATTTTTAAGGATTTTATATTCAGAGGTTTCTTTTAAAGAATCAAGTTTAACACCCTCTCTGCCGTAGTTGTATGCGGCTGAATAAGCATTATTATACTTATACAGCTGTTCTTCGTCACTCATTTTCTGCGCCTGCGGACTTTCACTCCACTCTTCAAAGTTTGAAATATAGTTTCTTGCACCGTATGTATCAAATTCGTTTGCACTGTGAACAATTGTATCAAGCTTGCTGTTTGAAAATGTTATACTGTCGGCATTAACCTGTTTGCCGTCATTTGTATTGAACACAAGTGTATTTTCGTCGTCATTGCGATTGATTTTAGCCGAGCTTTCAAGGCTCTTTAGTGCAATCTTGACAACCTTGCCTGTTGAAGTATCTGTTGCGATAATGCCGTTTGGGTGCTTCTTGCCAAATGCATATGCACCGTACATTTTGCCGATAGCCTCTGTATCGGCTTTTTTTGTTGCGTTGATTGCAGTGCTTGCCTGTGCCTGTTCTGCGTTCTGCTGTCCGTTCTGAGCCGTGTTCTGCTGTGTAGGGTTCTGTTCGTTCTGAACATTAACAGTCTGATTGCCTTGCTCTTGTGTATTCTGCTTTTTAACCTGAGCTATTCTGTTTACAAGTTCGGGATTTTTGGCAACCTCTCTGTTGATAAGATACATAAGGTTGCCGACATCTCCGGCACTGATTTTTCCCTCGTTATCGGTTTCAACGAGTTTCTGCATTTTTTTAGCATAATTGTATGCTCTATCATTTTTGTCGGTTGCAAGACCTTGACTGATGAGCAAATCAAGGTCAAAGTTTTCATCGGCCATAACAGCTTTACCGATTTGAATGTTGCTCTCTTTATTTTGTGCCATATCAATTTTTGCACCTGCAAGATTGACACCTGCGGTAGCAAGGTTAAGCACACCGCCCGATATTGCACCGCCGGCAAAATCAAGTCCGACGCTCTTCCAAAAGTGCCAGCTTGCGGCATTCTCCGCCTCAGCCTCATTCATTCCCTGTTCCATATAATTCTTCTTAGCAAGGTTGTATGAAGATAGGTCCTTGTTAATTGCGTCATCTGTCAATCTGTTTGCAAGGTCGGTAAAGGCCTCTTCCGAGCCTTCAGTAAATGCACCTTTAAGCACATTACCAACAGCAGCTCGAAATGTGCTTTTACCGCTTGCTTTAAACGCTGAGAGCTGTTCAAGAGAAACCTTTTCAAAAAGGGTTTCTGCAATACCTGATGCAATACCGGTCTTTACCGCATTGTCAATTGTACCGCCATTGTTGATTACATCATTCGCTGCACCGACTCCGGCACTTGTGCCCATAATGCCGAGTGACAAAGCCTGTCCGCCCGGAACGGCATTGAGCGGTAACAAAGAGGCAAAGTCGGCCATACTCATTCCTGTGTTGTAAAGGAATGAACCGAAATCATTGTTAATGTTTTCAGATACCTTTGCACGCATAGCGTCAGATATAGCCGTACCTGTTTCCTCGGGGTTAATATATCCGTCACCGCCGTTATATTTCTTATCAAGGTCGGTTGAGATATATTTTATCGCATCGGGAACAGCACCACCGAGCCTTGCTCCTACACTTGCAATTGAACCGAGTATAGGATGTTCATCAGCATACTCTGTACTTATTCTTGTAGTTTCCGCTGCTTTTTCTGCATCTCTTTCTCTTTCATACCATTTATATAATGATTCGGTGTCATAACCTTCCTTTTTCAGATTCTTAAAATTCTTTTCAATCTGTGTACGCTCTTTGTCGGACAACTTGTTAATGTAGTTATAATCATCAAGAGTCACCTGATTTTTTATGCTGTCAGTATCGTGTCCTGTACTTGCAAGCATATGCTTGGTATCATCATAGTGTTGTAAAGCATAGTACTTTTGCATTACAGTTTTGAGTATAACATTCTCATCAACTATATCGTCATACTCTCTTTTTTTCTGTTCAGAAAGTTTAGCTCTATTGATGTATGTATCAATTTTATCCTGTTCATCTTCAATATTCCTGCGTCTTGCTTCTTTGTTTTCGTCTGTACCTGTTGTTCCTCTGTCATACAGATTTTCGTATTCTTTGCTCAGTTCTTTTTTGTATTCTTCCAACTCCTTACTTGATGAGTTGTCATACATATGCTTGTTCAGCCAGTCAAGCTCTTCTGTTGTTGCGTGTATGCGTGCATTTTTCCTCTGTTCAAGCGTAGAGTTTTTGTATTTATCTGCATACTTCTGTTCTTTCTCTGCCTGTTCTGCAAGTTTTGCGTTTTCAGCTTCTGCAATTTCGACATTCTGTCGGTTTATTTCCGTCTGCTTATTAACCCTGTCGGCAAGCTCGTCATATTCTTTCTGCATTTTCTCGGCTGTTTTGGTGTCACCTGTTGCAACCGCCGCGTTATACATGTATGTAAGTCCTTTGACTCTATCATTCAAAGACTTGTTCGGGTTTTTAATTGTCTCCTTAAAATCCTCTGCAGAGCTATTCGCCTTATTCAAATTTCCGTTAAAAAAGGATTTAATATCCGAGCCTGTACTTGAAGAAGTATTGTTGCTGTTTTTCTTTCGGTTAATGATATTAAACATTTCGTTAACAGTCATTCTCGAACTTGTTTTTCCTGTGTCATTGTTGCCGGTAGTATCTTCTGTTTCACCGCTGACAATTTTACGGATAGTCATTTCAGAATTATGCTGAGGTTCAAGATTTCTTCCTATAAAATCTCCGCTTCTTGCTCCCAAATTGCTGAAATTATCCTTGCGGTATTTTTTACTGCTCTGCCTGCCTGTGATTATATCTTTTAATTCACCCATATAGTTTTACTCCTTAATCGTCTTAATCGTCAAGTGACAGTCCGTATTTCGCTGAGAGGTATGCAACATCTGCCGCACTCAACTGTCCCATATTGTGTCCCTGAATTAAGCTGCCTCTGATAAACTTCTTATTCTTCTGCTTATCAAGTCCCATTGTTGTTGCAAAGCTGTCGGCAAGTTCGCTGTTATACTTGCTTCCGTCGCTTGTTATGCCGATTTTCTTGTATAGATAATCCCTTTCGTCATCGTTGATATAGCCCTCACGATACTTTTCGTCAATATATGTCTGAGCGTACACGGTGTAATTGACTGCACCGCCTTCTTTGTATAATGCTCCGTCCTCTTTGTTGCCCGTGCCCTTTTTAAAATCATTTTTCGTAACGCCCATTGAGGCAAATACAGCATTTGCATTTTCGGTTTTGCCTTTGTTTTTCTCAGCCTTTGCTTTTGCTTTTTCTGCCGCTGTCTGTGCTTTAACATAAGCAGTATAAGCCGCCTTATTTCTTTCATACTCAATCTTCTGAGCATTTTCTCTTTCTGCCTGTGCATTTTGTGCAAGCTGATTTGCGCTTACCGTGTCATACAAATAGCGTTGACTGTCTGCTGCTCTTGCTGATGAGAGATTATTTACTGCTCCATTAAGTTTTGTGGAGTAAACATCATTGTTAGCGCTGTCAAGGTTTGTGTCTGCCTGTCTGTCGGTTGAGTACCTGCTTGCAAGAAGATTAAGATAGTTCTTGTAGTCTCCTACCGTGTCACGATTACGGCTGTAATCCGTACCCTCAAGCGTGTTATAGAGGTTAAGTACATTTGCGTTTTTCTCCTGTTTTGCTTGATAGTCCTGTTGTGCAAGCCCCTTAAATGTGCTTTCTGCGTCGCTTATATTTCCCATACGGCCATTGTAAACCTCGTCTGCGACAGTATCGGCATAGGTAGGATTGTAACCGCCTGCAAGCTGATTAGCTGTATTACGGCTTGTATCTCGTGCCATAGCGGCATTCTGCGCAAATTCCTTGCGGTACTGCTGATATGCTTTATCCTGCATCGGATCATATTCAAATCCTCTGCCTGTCAGATAGTTGCTTATAGCGTCATCTAACTTACCGCTGTAAGTGCTTTTGTAATCGCCTGTTTGATTTGCCGCTGCTGATTCTGCACCCGCAAGAGCGGTGGCACTCTGCTTAGTGTCACCGCTCACCGTCTGATTCGGTACTTCATTCATAAGGTCATTATAAATCTTTTCTTCACTGTTCACGCTCAATGTTCTCACCTCACTTTATTTTTACCTGACTGTTCAGATAATTGTAATAAGCATCCGACTGTCTGCGCTGGCTGTCAATACTTGACCTTGTGTCGGCACTCAATGTGTTGTGTTCATACTGTGCCTCGGCAAGACTTCTGATGTCTGAAAGATTACTCTGTGCCGCTGACATTTGTGTCTGCCAGTGAGCAAGTTCGTTCTGAAAGTTACTCATATCAAGGCCTTTGCTTGTGCCGTACTTATTCTCGTAGTAGTTCATAAAGTCGTAATCATCCGTTACGCTGTCCCTGTATTTCTGATACTGCGTGTTATCAAGGTTCTGCAATACGCCGATTCTGTTCAGCGTATCTTCCTGCTGTTGCTGATAACTCTTGTAGGCTTCATTTTTAAGTGTGGGTACTTTGTTTGCAAGCTCGTCCATATACTCGCCGAATGCCTTTTGTCCTGCAGCCTGTGAATATGTATTGCTGTAACCGCCTGTGTTGCCGGCATAACTTCCCTGCACATTCTCCTGTGCAACCTTGCCCTCACGGGTATATTTTTCTTTTGCTTGCTGATATTCCGTAGAATTTTCGGGTGTCCAGTCAAATTTATTTTTTTGGTATTGATTGGCAAGCTCGTCAATTGTACCCTTGTACTTGCTCGTGTATCCCTTATTGATTTTATCTGTGTAGGAATTAGCGTAGTTGTCAGCCTGCTGACGAGCCTGTCTTGTGTCGTAGCTGTCAGCATATGTCGGAGCTGATGAGGCAACACGGTTGTAGTTATTAACCGCATTGTCAACATCGCCTGTTCCATAAACCTTGTATGTATAAGCCATTATTTTTCACTTCCTTTTTGTGACTGTCCGATTGCAGAAAGAAAATTATCTGTTATGTTGTCGCTGTCAATGTTGCTTAAAACAAAAGCTAACTGTTCGTACATATCGTTTAGATAGTTCCGCATCTCCCCTATATCGTTGGTTGATGGAGGTGGATCAAGTTTAAATGTAGCCACGCTTATCACTTCCTCTGCTGTGCTCAATATCAATTCCGTATATTTCGACCTGTCCCGTTCCTACAAGTTTAAGCCTTAAATATTCCGCTCTGCGTAAAGCTACGGCGAATACTCTCGCCTTTTTCTCGCTGTACAGCATTTTGCTGACTTTCCGCCATTCGCCGTTGTCCTTGTATTGTACAAACAAGCTGACCTTTGTTCCCTTTTCAGCTTTAATGCCGATTCGGATTTTTCCGATATTCTTCACGTTTAATTCGCTGTCGTAAAGGTCGCCTGTTTCTGCGGACCATTCAAAGTAATCTTCCTGTTGATACTCATATTTCGTATTGTCAACAAGAAGATTGTCCGCTTTATCAGGACACATAATGTTTTCTTTTGTTTCATCAAGCCAATACAGCACACCGTTGTATGTGGTGCAGTCAATCATCTTTGTGTCATCTTCCTTGTGCCACAAGCCTTTATCAGTGTCGTACACAAGCAGTTCCTGTTCTCCGTCATCTCTTTCGGCAGATATGTAGTATTTATTTCCGTGTCTGCCGCCGACTGCGTTCTTATAAGTATGCCCCCACAAAGATTCTTCGCTTATGAGTGCCGGCAGGCTACCGCTCTGATAGGCATATACACCGTTATGGCCAAGATAAAATAAGGTTGAGTTAATGTTTACAAGGCTCTTTTCGCTTCCAATTTTGACTCCCGGCACATTGTATTCTGCAAGGGTAAAGTTACTCGGCTTTGTTCCGTAGATTTTTAGTGCGTAGTTTTCTTTGAAGAAAATAACGCTGTCGCCCCGTGTTGCAATCCCTGTAAACTTTCCTTCTTTACCGCAGGTCATAGCCCAGCTGTCTGTACTGATTCCGTCACTGTATGCCTGCCAGTTGCGCTCATCACCTTGTTTACAACAATATATTTCGTTTGTGTCTGAGGAGCAACACCACAAGCGGTTTTGCATTTCCACGATTTTTCCCTCATCAAAATCGGGAGAGATTCTTTCGACTGTGACTGTACCTGTGTACGGCACGCTTGATTCCAATTCGCACTTGATTACAAGCTCATTTCTTGAAACGTAATAAACCTTGAAAGTTTTACCGTTAAGGTTTTCTACATAAGTCTTATTGGCGTAGCTTTCGGCATCTGTGCTGACAAGAGAGTCAGTTAATCCGCTTATCTTCACAAAATCTCCAACTTCAATATGCAATCCAATGTTTTTGGCTCTTATTGTCGTATAACTAAACTTTTGGGGCAACTTTTTGAATTTCAAAAGCCTATTCTTTTTATAGGTACTGTCGCTCTTTTCAATTCCGACAACAGAATAAAAGTTGTTATAACTTTCAATTACCATGCCTATCCTAATATCATCTAAGTTGAATATATCAACCATGTCTTTATTACTTGTCAATTGATATTTTGTGTCTGTTAAATCGTTGCTGGTATATAAAGTTATGCTCGGTCGATAATTTTTGTTCGCACTTGCGTCATAATGTGACCGTGTAATTGAACATAACAAATATGCGTAATCATATGTCAAGGCATCAAGTTGCAAATTACTCTTTGTTTCTACTCGTGTGCTCAAATCTTTGTTCCGGCAATCAATCATAGTCACCTTTTTGTTGCTCATATTGACCGAGAATTTCTCGGGGAATACTACAACCTTATTACCGTATAAAACAATATGGTGCTGTTTGGCCGCATCAATCTCATCAATCTTTGTAACCTCTGCCCCGATATGCAGATTTTTGTCAGAGTCAATATAAATCAAACCTGAGTTAGCCGACAACAGATTTGAAATGATTTTGATTTTGTCGTCCGAAGTTATTCGAGAACGGTTTGCTCTCGGTGCAAGCTGTGGGTATTTATCAGAAGTCATATTTTTTAAATCTTTGAACTCTGTGTAAATACTGCTTGACGAGCTTGAAACCCTTGAAAAGCCTGTGTTCGGACTTCTGTTTAATCCTCTGAACACGCTGATACTCGTTGTATCTCTCCTCGGTATGTTTAATTCGGGTAGCATATTGTCACCTCTTAACCAATGTGAAAGTTATACCTTTTCTTTTGTGGGTGCGTTCTGTACCAAAACACTCCAAAATCCTGCCTCAGCTGATTATATACGCTCATATCAACGGAATATCTTTCAGCCTCTTCGTAGGCCCTGTCAATCTGTGCCGCACAATAAACCTCGTACATTCTGTCGTATGGAGCAGGGGCAAGCAGTTCAAAGTCACGGTCCGTATCAATCAGATAGTTTCCGTATGTTCCAACAATGCAATTATCACCTTCGCGATTACTTATTACATTGCTGATGATTTCCATTTCTACCTCATTAATATAACTTATAATGTCCTCATCGGACACATCATATCCGCTTTTAAGATTCCTCACTCTTTCAATTACCTTGTCAAGTGTCATATAATCAAATCACCTCTCAAATATTATTGTACGCAAAAAGGCGGAAGCTACCGCCCCCGCCCTTCTGCGAATTTTCTGTAAGGAGTACAATTTATTCCTTGTTATTGAATTAGATTCTGCCCTCGGCAATAGCCTGCTGGGCAATCTCGGCAGCCTTGTCCTGCACGCCCTGTGCAAATTCAGCCTGCTTAATTGAGTTGTCAATAATCTCCGCAACCTTGCGGGGAATGTTCGTCTTAACACCTCTCGGCACGGTGTACTGCACGCCGTTAATATTGACCTCAATATTCTTGTTTGACTTCATCGAGCCTGTTGGAGCGATGTACTCAACAAGTTCTTCACTTTCCTTGTTTGCCTTTTCAATCATTTTAGCAAGTTCCTTGTCCTGCTTGATTTTTTCCGCCTTGCGGTCAATCGGCATACTCTTCTTGATTTCCTGAAGTTCATCATACATTCCAAGGAGCTTATCAAGCTGAGATTTTTCAATTGTTACGGTATCGGCAGTAGTTTCCGCTGCCGATACTTCTGTATTTTCTGCCGTCTCTGCGGCTTTCTTTGTTGTTGCCATAGGTTATACCTCCCGATTATGCTACAGCCGGAGAAGCTGTCTGTGCTACGGTGTTGAGAGATGAGGCTGATTCGATACGAACCATTCTTGTCTGACCGATAATGCCTACACCGTGAGTCGTTTTCCAACCCTGTGTAGCTCTCTGGTTAAGAGGATCAGATGTTCCGCCCGAACCAAAGCCCTTAACGATTGTCTGAGTGCCTTCGCCCTCAATCTCAACGGTAACATATGCGTCCTTGCCGAACACAAGAGTTGAGTAAACATCAATCTTGTTTGCGCCTGCGCCCTTGAACACTTTCGCAAAGTTTGACTGTACAAACTTAACATTACCGATTGTACCGATTTCACCTTTGAAGATTCTGTCAGCGTGAGCATACTTTACAACGCTGATAAAATCCTTGTCGCTGATAATGTCATACTTGACATTCGGGTGAACAACAGCGACATAGTTTTCGCCGATAGGTTCTGCGTTCTGACAATCAAGGTAATTTGTTGCTCTGAAAACAGTATCAACTCTGAACTTGCTGTTTGTTGTAATTGCCGCACGGCTTGCAACCTCTGTAACCGTACCGTCAGAGCCTACAGCCGGTGCATAGATTACGCTTGTTCCGGCATTAAGAGCCTCACGGTCAATCTCTTCAATTGAGCGTCCTGCCTGTGAAGCAAGCTCCTCACTGTCCTTGGTCATAACATCATCACGGCTACAGAAACTTGCCCAGTCTGTAATCGGTGTATATGCGCCGTACTGATTCACGGCAATCTCAACATAATAGAAGCTCATCTGATTACCAACGGGAGTAACACCTTCCTGCAACGGTGTTGTTACTGTCGGATACGGTGAAAGCCCTCTCTTGTTGTAGATATTGCCCGACTGTTTCGGAATTATGTCATGCTCACCGAACTGACCGTGAACGCATTTCGCTGTCAGGTTCTTGAGAAACACTTTGTGATAGAATGTAGCCTTTTCGGGAGTCCAATCATTTCCCGATGTTGATGTTGTGTTGCCGTAAGCATTGTAAACATAGCCGTTTGATTTGTTTACACCGCCTGCGTCAACCGTATTATCGTGAATATTGATAATAAGCTTAATAATCTTGCTTTTCATATGTACCTTCCTTTCGGCAAGGCATTAGAGGTGTGCCTCGCCTCGCCTTACTTTTTCGTAAAAGGCATCAAATTCAGCGTCAGACATATCTTCCACGCTCTTTCTCTGCGTGGTTGTACCGCTTTTCTTGACCGCATTTTCGGTTGGTCGTCTTGCACCACTCTGAATTGACTGTGCTGCCGCACTTATGGCGGCAGAGCTTGAACGCTTGACAAGGTCTTTCTGCAATTCATCAAAATGCGCCATTTTATAAGCAGTTGTCAAATCGTAAATTTCATCATTACGACCTGTCTTTTCGTTCTGTTCATTTTTCTGCTGAGCAATAAAGTCAAGAGCTGTGCGAAATGACGGATTCTGAAATTCCTCTTCAAGGTTGAAGTTTGGAAATTCCTTCTGCGTTTCAGCCGCAATTGTTCTCAAATGTGTGTCAAGTTCTCTTGCGGCTTTTTCTCTTCGGAGGGTTTCGAGTTCTTCTTCCTGTGCATTTGTTTTCTGCTGATTGAAAAAGTCGTTGCGTGCCTCTTCTGTTGTCACTCCGGCGGCAAGAGCCTTTTCGGCAAACAAATCCTTGTCCTCTGTTACGGCTTTGAGGAGACCGTCGAGGTCATCGGGCTGTACATTGTACTTGTTTGCGATAAGGGCAAAAATCTGATTGCCGGTGCTTTCTCTTTTCTGCATATCTGAAATCTGCTTGTTTTTGGTTGACATTCTGTCCTTAAACAAAGACTGCGCTCTGTTCTGATACACATTTTTGAATTTACCTTTAATCAGCTTTTCAAACTCTTCTTCTAAGTTTTCTTCGTCGTCTGTGTCTGTGCTGTTGTTTTCGCCTTCTGCGTTATTATTCTGATTCTGATTGCCGCTGCCGAAAGCCTTGTTATAATCGTCGATAAGGTCGTCACCTATGCCGATTCTCTCAGCTCTCTCTCTCGTTTCACGGCTTATGTTGTTTTCGGTGCTTGTGGCTTCTGCACCGTGCTCACCGTTTCCGTCTCCGCCGTCAGCTGCGCCTGCTGAGTCGCCGTCATGCAGATTTACGATAAGATCTAAAAATTTGTCGTTCATAAGAACCTCCGTCTCGCGTCTATCCGCGGTGTCTCTCTCGTCTTTCCGAGGTGTCAGGTCTTTATGCAGTCCCACTACTGCGACCTTATATTTTAATTATATCAACCTTAATTTTTCAAAAAAAGTTAAAACTCTTGTTGATTTTAAACTTTATTTCGGGTTGCCGTCATCATAGTTAAGCTCTATTTCATCGGGATAATTCTTGGCGTAGAGTTCAAGCCCTGTCCATATTGCTTTTATGCCGTGACGGATTTCATCTGCATCGTAAATAAAAAATTCCGATTCCGTGTGACCGTTTTCATAGGTTTCTTTGAGTATGTCAATATCACATTCGTCCTGCATTTCACGCACGTATTGCAAAAATGTAGAACATAAAGCACTCACGGCAACACACACATCATGTGAGCCGTGTCCTTTGCTTTCAAAATATATCAGATTTCCGCAGTCAATCAATGTTATTTCAATCACATTGCCGCCTCGCTTTCTGTCTGTGGCGGTGTCTGCTGTGCGTTTTCGCTCGGCATAGCATTCTGCACATCTGCCGCTGTTCTGCTTGCATTCATTGCTTCCAACATCTGTACTTTGTTTGAAAGTTCCTGTACAGCCTGTGACAAGGTCTGATTCTGCTTGATTTTCTCAATCAGTTTTTCTTTGCCTTCAAAGGTCATTCCGTCAAGCATTACAAGCGTAGCGTCTGCAGCCTGCGGATTGAAAGCGCCCATCTGGAACAGATTCATCATCATTTCGTTTTGTGCCGCTGTGGCAAACGGGCTTGCCTTTTGCGCCTTCACGTCAATATCGAAAATCGGCAGTCGTTCAAGTATGTTGCCGTCCTCGTCGGTATAATTTACCGTCTGACCGTCTGTGTCTGTATAGGTCAACGGCTGTTTTCTGAGGTCTGTATTGTCAAACTCCTCATATGTAGTCTGATTGTTTTCACCCGTGATTCTGAAAATTCTCGGCAAGTTATAGAACTGCCTCATCAGTTCAATTTCAAGTTGTGCAAGCTCCGTCATTGCTTCCTGTGCCAGCTTGTTTGAGTCACGGCTTACCTTTCCGCCTGCTTCCTGCAATGCCGCAATTGCCGAACCGCTTGTAACACCTGCCGCACTCGCTCCATTACTTGCGTCATTCGTAGCAGAAGTTTCTTTGATTTCATTCGACAATCTGTCGTACAAGCTCCATGCGCCTGAGGCAAGCTCCTTTGATTCGACGGGGGCAATGTTGCCCTGTAACTGTCCGTTGACCTCAATTACCGTTTTGTCAAGGTCTGTCATATCGTCATTGTTCACTCCGACAGCTGTATTTGAGTAAATTCTCGGCTGTGAATTGACTTTGATATTCACAAGCATATCGTGTTTGAGCTCGTCAAGCTGATTCTGCGGTGCTCTCACAACATCCATAAAACCGAAACCCACGGGAGTATCCCGCAGGCGAAACATCGGTTCAAGTACAAACGGATATTTACCGTGGTTGTAAATCGGCTTACCCTCATTTTCAGATGAGTAGAGAATGTGTTCACCGACGAATTTACAGAGGTGCAGTTCGCCGTTCTTTTTGTAGTACCAGTCAAGTAAGATGACTTTATCATTGGATTTATTACTGTTGTCGTAGGTTTCGTGTTCCACAAGTCCGAGCGATGCAGTCGAAACGCTTTCAAGTTCGGGATATACCTTTCTGATTCCTTCTTCATCGTAATATCGGGCAAAGAATACATTGGAGCTGTCCTGTATATTCTCAATATGCGGTTCCCAAAAGAGATTGAGAATATCGACACGGCTAATAGCAATATCACCCAGTCCGTTTTCTGCGGTCTTGTCCCATAGCACGGCATAGCAACCGCAACCGCCTACGAACTTATCAAGCTGTTCATCAGAGTAGGTCCTTATAAATCCGTTGCGCTTATGTATGCAAGGAATAACGCTGTTGAGTGTCTTTGCCGCCTGTTCGTCGTCCTGTGCTCGAGGCAGACAAATGATTTCGGGGTAGTTATCCATAGCGTCAGCATGCTTGTTCATGATTACATTAAGGGCCTGTGCACCTTTGCGTTTCGGTACAAGCACCTTTCGAGGCCTGCCGTTATCGTCAGTTTTAATCTGCGGTGCAGTCGCCTCTGTGTAAAGCAAGTTATATTCTCTGAAAGCCTGCTTAAATCTTTCATCATACTGCTTTTTGCTGTTCTGATATTTGCGGAAGGTCTGCATAGCCTCGTGTATTTCGTCAAGTCCGATAGGCTTGCCGCTGCTCTCGTTCTCTTTTTCTGCCTGTTCGGTTGATTTCGGCTCTTCATCAGTCTTATCACCTGTACCGTAAACATTGCTCAGCTTTGATTTATCGGAGGTCAGCGCTGGATATGTGCTTTTAACCGGCATAATCACTCCGTTTTCATCTCGTTTAACTTTGCTCATTTTGTAATCTCCTATCTGTTGTAATATCGTGTCTGATTTATATTTAGCGGATCAAATACCCTTGCGTTACGGAGTACAACCTCTTTTGGTGTAATTATCGAGGTCATAAAGCCGTATCGCTGTTCGTCATAAATATGATCTTCGCCCTCAGTGTCAATATCTTCGGTGTCTATCTGAGAATAAACAAGGTTCGGAATTGTTCTGATGAAGTTAGTGCAAGTGTTGAAACACTGGAACATCGGATAGCCTTCTTCATCAAACGCGAGCCGTGAATGAAACTGCATTTTTCCGGCAAGTCTTGCATTATCGCCCTTATTCCAGAACACACCCAACTGTGCGTGTGTTGCGGCTTGACTTTTTCCGCTGCCTTGTTCTGCAAAGATAGCCGGATCAGCAACACCATAAATCTGTCTGCCCTTAATCTGAGGGTCATTGTTTTCAATTGCAAGAATTTCTTGTGCCACCTTTTCGATCGGCCAGCGTACACCTGTATTCGGCTGATTCTTCTTGCAGCCGTATAATTCTCTGATTCGGTAAAATCTGCCGTCTTGGTCAACGGCAGTCCAACCGACTGAAAACGGTCTTGTATAGCCCCAGTCGTATGATCTGATAATTCGCCAACTTTGCGGAATTTTGAACGGCTCAATAACATGAGTCCACCGTCTGTCCTTGTAATGCTCTCTATTGTCAATCCACTCAGTAAAAACCTGTCCTTCAAAACTATCCCACGAGCCGTAGAGCAGGGCATTCCGCTCCGCTTCGGGCAGCTGTGCCAGTCGCTTTACATAATCGGGGTCGTTATTCATCAGAGCGTTGTTGTCAAACACGCTTGCCGTGATAAAGACTTTACTGCTCCAATAGTTTTTGGTACTGCCGTCAGGCATAATTACTTTGTCGCTGAGCCATATAGTTTCGCCCGGTGTGCCGGCAGTCACAAAATACTGCTTAACCCAGCCGTGGCCAACACCGCCGGGGTTAGCGGTTGACCGCATATACACCTTCGTAGCCTTACAGTTACCACGATTTCGGGACTTTAAATAACTGTACTCGTCAAAAGTAAACTGCGTTAATTCGTCAAATCCGATAAAATCGTACTGTTGGCCTTGGTATTTATATTTTTCATTCGTGCGGAATAAAGAACCGAGCTTAATTTGTGCGTCACTTGAAAAGGTCCACACTCTTGTTGTTGCGTTGTACCTTGCTCCCCTGTCTATTGACGGATAAATCGCCCTTGTTTGGTCAATAATTCGTGCGAGGTCAGGAACAGCTCTTCGCAGTATCAGCCCTCTGTACTCGGGGATATTTACCTGTCTTGCCGCCTCGACTACAAGATAATCGGTCTTGCCTCCGCCTGCCGCACCGCCGTATAACATCTCATCTTCGCCACGGCTCAACGCTATTTTCTGCTTAGGCTGAGGAGTCCATATGACCTTCTTACTCAACGCTTTCACCGTCCTGCTCATCATCTTCGGGCGGTTGCATAACTTCCTGCATCGGGATTTCGATAATGCCGAGAGCGTTCTCTTCGTCCTGTTCCGTTGTATAATCTGCGAGGATATCACGAACATTGAGCAGACTCTTTGAAATTTCCGCTGCACGCTTTGTGTTTACAAGTGTTTTTCGCTTTGCATAATCGTAGCTGTATTCCTCTTCCGCTGTTGCGGTTTTCTCATCTTCGCTTTTTTCGGCTTTAACCGTTACTTTCTTTTTGATAAGCTCCTCGTCCTTGTCAAGCTCATTAACGGCTCTGTTCAGCTTTGTGATGAGTTTTGAGGCAACGGCCACAACCCTGTCAATCTCTCTGACGGTTTTCTTCACTTTCTCTGTGTTGATTTTCTCGGCTATTTTGTTTGCCGTTTCACTCTGATTCTGCTTTCTCAGCTCCTGCCAGCGTTCTTTTCCCGACCTTTTTCGTATGGCATACACGCTCACTCCGTACTTTTCGGCAAGTTTTGAAGCGGACATTGTGCCGCTGATATACTCAGCTTTAATTTGCACCCAGTCAATTGCTTTTTGCTCATTTAATTCTGTCTGCTGTCCTTTCAAGTCTTTTTTTTGACTCATGAACTCACCGCCTTTTTGTACATGTTTCGTGTTTTAATTTTAGCTTTTTTCTTTCACGCAAAAAAGTTAAAACTTTAATACCAAATTTGTACACTTTTTTCCAAGGCTAATATTTGTATGCAAAAACACGGTTTCACCGAAAGGCAAAACCGTGACGAAAGTGAAATTTTTGAATTGATTTAAAATTTTCGCATATTATGTTTTTAAAAGATTGATATTTTACAAATCTTTGCTGATCGACTGAGCAAGCGGACAGCCTCGCCAACAATAGCTACCGCAAAAATCGTTGAAGTGATTTTCTTTGTCCTGCGGTGAATCAAAAAACAGCGTTGTACTCTTGCTCTTGTACACCGCCCCGAAACAGCAAATCTTACTTTGGCTGTCGTAAGAATAGAACGGACATTTGGCTTTGTTTTCTTTCAAATTTATCTCTCCTTTGATTTTGTATCTATTCCGCTGCATACTTCATTTTTGTGCAACCCCAAAAGACCGTACATCGCACGGTCTGAATTTACCATTATTTACCATTTCCGCCTCTGCGTAATCGGCAGAAAACAAAAATACCATTTTGCACCGCCGATATCCGAGTAGTTCATTGAGTAATCGTCCTCAATGAGATAATGACCCTCGGGCGCTTCAATCATTTCGCCACGTTCAAGCGCTCTGATTTCTTTTCTTTTCGCCTTTCTTGTGACCGATTCAGGCTTTGTAAGATTGCGACTTGTCATCATCCGCTTTTGTGCGGCATCAACATCTTCTTTACCTGTCAAGTCTTTTGTTATGTACTCAGCTAACTTTTTAAAATTCTCGTTTTTGTAGAGCGGAGTAAAGTTCTGACCATTTTCATATGGCCATTGTTCAGACAGCAGTTCCCTGTCCTCTTTGCTTACGATAATGTGGATATGCCAGTTCTTACCCGACTTACCGCACTCAATAAACGCTATGTACTTCAATCTGCCCTTGCCCTGCTTTTTCAGGCGGTAATTTATTCTGTAAAGCCATTTACCTACCTCTTTGCGAAACTCTTCTTCTGTTTCATATGTTCCGTAGGACGCAGAAAAGCGACAGAAGAAATCACCGCTTCCAAAGTTTGCGTTGATGAGCCTCTGCATATGCTTAACCGCACGGAGCTTGTTTGCCGTCCTCATCTTGGCCGAGCTTAAAGAATTATTTGATTTCCTTCCGCCATAGTTTTTGCCTATTTTTCGGATTGATTGATAGTATTCAACTTCAATCATATCTCCGCTTTTGATTGTTCTCTTATATGTGTACATAGCATAACCTTTTATTATAGTGTATTTTTCCTGTTTTCCGTGTTTAAATAATCATTTGAGCAGGATTCAAAAGGAGCATTTCAGCTCCTTTAATTATGACTGATTATTATTCTGTTTTAGAATATTGATGCTGATAGATATAACTAAGCAGTAGCCCAACCTGACCCCTTGAGCTACTGCTTTTGCAAACCTTGCCACTGCAATTGTGTGTTCTTATTTTATTGCAATATGTTGAGCCGTTGCCTCGGCTTTTTTTGTAACAGCTAAAATCAAAAAAAGAAGTCATTGTTTTTTGATTTTAGTTTTTGAATATGAAAACTGTGAATTTTGTTTGATTTCTTGATTTTAAAATTGGATTTCGCATGTAGCAAGGGAGTTGCCTTGATTATTTTTCTGCCGGATCTGACTCTCTTACCGTGTCAGCCGTCTCATCGGGCTGAGATTCAGCCTTCTTAATAGGCTCATACACCGAGAGCTTACCTGCCATAAGAGCGTTGACCTCAGCCAGCTTTGTGATGTTTTCATTCAGCACTCTGTTGTACTTCATTTCTTCCTCTCTTGTACACAAAAGATTTCCGATGTTGTCCTCGAGCATCTGATTTTCTGCTCTTAATCTTCTGTTTTCTTCCCTGAGCTTTTTGCAGCCTCTTTCAGCATTGAGTAATTTAAGCTGAAGATAATCAACCTGCATAAGTACCGTCGCAAAACGCTCGTGTGCGGATTCTTTTAAGTTTTCAATCTGAGCGTTTAAAAATTCTTTATCTGCTCTTCTCATATGTATAGTCACCTTTCATTTTTTATAAAACAACTGCAAGGATAATCCCTGCTTCTGCTTGCGCAGAACTTGTACCCTCGGCATTCCTTACAAGAGCGGCAGGTCAATGTCTCTTTTGTCTCGGTACTTACTTTTGATTTTTCCCATGCCGACGAGTGCTGTATATTCGCCGTAACTGTATGATGTTCCGTGTTCTTCATTGTATTTCATTAACTCCTCGCAAATAAGGTCAATGTTATCCTTCTTCCTCTTTGTCCTCGGCTTCGGGTTCAGATTCGGATTCACAGTCTTCTCCCAATGTAGCTTTCTCGCTGTTGATGGCTGCTCTGATAACTGCCTTGAGCTTTGCTTTTTCTTCTTCGCTAATTTTGATTTCTTGGTCATATCCATATTTCCTTTCGTATTTTCTTCCGTCTGCAAAGCCGTTCGTATAGCTCTTATTGCAACGCTTATTAGTGATGTCCCAGTTTTGATTGATTGTTCGACCTTGCTTTTGATTCTCTTTCAAAAGGCGGTCGTTTTCTTCCTTCTCAACTTTATAAAGGTCACGATAAAAGTTAATGTTTTCCCTCATCCAAATAAGCGTTAAAATAAACGCTACTATAAGGATTAAAAACACAATAAGCATTGTTGTTCCTGCTGACATTATTTTTACACCTCTTTACTTATAAAATCCGTGGCACGATATAGCGTCACGTAATCCCCCTCAAGGTCATCATCGTAATACTGTGCAGTCTCATCGCTCATCGCTTTAATTATCACGGCGTAGTAATCTTCTTCCCATTCTTTCGCCGCTTCAATTATTTCGTCGAGCGTAAACTTGCCTTTAGCTTTTTTAATCTTCAAATGCCAGCGCCCCTCGGCATCATATCCGCTTTCAACTGTTGTCCCTTTTTTCATTATTTTCACTCTCCTTTAAAAATCCGTCTTTTGTAAAAGTGCGTCCACATCTGCCACATTTTACACATACAGCTCCATAACTATCTGAGTTTATACAGTCATCACTTACTTGATAATCAACAAGCAATTTTTTTACATTACTGTTTTTTCTTAATTTTTCAAGTTCTTTTTCTTGACGAGAGAGTTTTTCAAACTCAAAATCTATTATCTTCATATCCGTTTTGCACCGCAGTAGGGGCAGTAATTGTATGTTGATAATACAGCTTCTTTACAATGCGGACACGAGCTGTCAAGGCAAATCACCTTTGTACTGTTGGCATCTCTTGTTACACACATCGTATGATTACCGTCATCTAAGATAATGCGTTTGACTGCTTCGGCTTTTTTTTGAGAGTTAAAATATATCGTATTAAAACTCATATCCTCGAACAGTATATCTAACGCATACTCACCGCATACCTCACGAATTTTTAATTTATTATCCATTTTCTTTTCACCTCATTTCAGCAGTTCGTCTGTCGTAACATTAAATAGATTTGAAATATCTATTATAGTTTTAATATCAGGCTCAAATTTTCCTTGCTCATAGTAAGATATACTTGTTCTGCTCAAGCAGAGCTTTTCGCCTAATTCTTCCTGCGTTAATTTATGTTTTTAGTCCTTAACGCTTTTAATTTCTCAGGAATGCCGTTTACAACCAATCCTCTCCGTCAAAACTTAATTGTCCAGGCAAAACACCATCCTGCATCCACCAGTGATAAACCTCAAGTCCATTAGCGTGTTGTGTAGCTTTGCCTCTTTGCTTTCTCACTTCAAGCATCTTGTCGAATGCTCTTATATACAAATTTCGGTACTTGGGATATCGTGCAAATTCCGCAAATCTCTTCTTACTTGCCATTGGACAGCCAATGCATCCAACACGGTCAAATCCACAACTGTATAACGGATTAAGATTAATGTGTTCTTGGTTGATGTACTCCCTAACATCACTATCCGACCAATCACAAATAGGGTTGAAGATTATCTTCCCTTGTAACTGACAATGCTCAACTATCTGCCTCTTATCGTCATTGTCATTGTTAAGGACAATTCTATTTGACAGATTAGAAGAATAAGTTTCGATTATTCCCTTCGACCGTCTTTTCGTGCTTTCGGCTCTTCGCACTCCTGTGGCAATAGCACGATTCTTACCGCCTGTTTCTTTCAGAATTGCACAACAATATCTTACTAACCTTGTGGGTGGAATACCTTTTTGCACTATCAGTGACCACATAGATGTCGGCTTGCCCTTGTATCTTGGCATATCAATGTTGCATTTTATGCCTTTAGATTCCAACTCCTTAAATTTATTGCGTATGTGGTAAACTGTTTCGGGAGCATCAGCCGTTGTGTGACTATGTTGAGCTTCAAAGTCTATACCCGATTTAATCGCTAAATCTAAAATAATGTCGCTATCTTTGCCACCTGAGTAACAAAGCATAAGCGGTTTTTTATAATAGCGTTTACTTATTTCTGCTCCGTCACGAAGTCGCATTATAGCAACCTTTTCTAAGTCCATTATATTTTTGCTCCTTAAAACCATCTCAGACAGCTGCACCTGTCTGAGATATGTAAACGGTAATATTCAGAAAAGTAGGTATAGGTATAAAATGAGATATATATAATCTCGCTGTGCAGAGCGTGATTAACTTATTTAGTTTATTTTACTTCACCGGAGGTAAAAATCGGATGTGTGCCGTCACGGAGCTGAATTTCTTCGTCACTCATCACATAGCCGAGCTTGACGAGTAGATTATAAAATCTGTTGAGTTCGGGGTTGATGTTACGAGTAATACCCTCATAGTATGAAAAATCAATATAGCTACTATCGTAAAAGCCGCTGAAAAACGCATAGGCCATAGCCATAAGCGTTTTACCTGTGTCTGCAAGACAATCGTCAAGGTTTATACATTCGCCTTCATCGTATTTAAGACCGGCAATTTTAAGCAGAGCACCCTCTTCATATCCGCTGCTCGCAGACATTGCATACATTATGTATGCAATCAAATTTTGTTTACTGTCATTGTCATTGAAATTTGCGGACAGCATAAAATCCTCTCTAAGAGCTTTACAGCGATTGTCAATTTCATTTCCCTGCGCCCGCAGTTCATTGAGCGTCTGCCTTTCGGATTCTCTTTTGGCGGCTTCCTCGTCGGCTTTTATTTTATCGTCTTTTGTAATTTCAACATAAATGATAATATCATTGCTGTACGCCGACATATAGTACATACGCTTTTTGCCGTCATCAAAAGATTTATCTTTAAGCGTTGAGAGGTTGTGATATCCCTCGTATTTATATCCTTTCGGTGCACCGCTCGTTTCGCATTCAAGTAATCCTTTATCGCTACATACTTTCTTGATTTCACCACGAGTATGTTTGCGCTCCTGTTTTGCTTCTGCGGCATAAATTGCACTGTTAAAATTATTTGTGCCGATAGTTTTTAATAAGGCGTTGCGTTCTTCTATATCTTCGATTTTGTTGAGCCTGTCATAATCCTGCAATGTCGGCTGTCGGATCTGACTTTCCTTGAATGCCTCTTCGTCAAGCTCACAGAGCTTTACTCTCCGCCTTATTTTGCTTTCGGAAAAGCCTGTCTTTTCGGCAACCTCTGCGACCGTATCACCGAGGTCGAGCAACAGCTGACAGCCCTTTGCTTCTTCATAAACTGTCAAATCTGACCTCTGCATATTTTCGGTTAACATTGTAGATAACTGCTCCTTTTCAGTCATCTCAACAACCGCACATGGCAGTTCAGTTAATCCCGCCTGCTTGGCCGCTGCTAATCTTCTGTGTCCGATAATTACTGTAAACTCCGTCCAATCGTCATTCATCGGCACCACCGTGAGGTTTTGAAGGATTCCACTTGCCTTAATGCTTTCGGCAAGCTCATCAACGTCCCCGAGAACCTTACGAGGGTTGTCGGGGTGCGGATGAAGTTTGTCAATTGCAATTGTAGTCAATGTCGGTTTTCTTTCCATTACTTTTCACGCTCCTTTTTTTCGGCAATAACATGCAGGCCTTTGAAACAATCATCACATAGATGTATTTTAATTTTGCTCTTGCATTCAACAGGAATTGCAATCCCTCTAAAGTAATCAGTATCAACCCCTAAATAGAATTCCTTCATTTTAACTGTGTACGGATCTGAGATAACTTTGTTACAACAATCGCACTGATAAACTTTCATTTACTTCCATTCTCCTTACAATCAAATAACCGATACTCCGACACACTCAAAGCCCTGTGTCAGATTTTCCGCTTTGAGCCTCTCAATTTCGGCTTTGAGTTCGTTGTTCTCTGCCTTGAGTCGGTCAATAATTCCGAGCTGGATGGCTTCAACATTTTCTGAGTCATCAATTCTTTCATTAAGTCTGTTGATGTCTTGTTCCTGCTTAGCACAATTAGCTTTGTACTCACCCTTGCTCTTCCAATTTCTGAAAATCATTTTTTACTCCTTATAGCTTGCACAAATATAATCCTCTGCTGTTTCTTCAATTTCGATATGCCCTTTATCTGCGAGACTTTCTTCAATCAGTTTCAAATCAAACGGCAAAGGCAAATTGTTCTTTTCACAAAGTTCATTAAAGCCATTGAAAGCTCTAACAATTCTGTCTCTTAAATATCTGACATCGTTATGTGCGTCAATAAGTTCAATTTTTGTTGAAGCTAATCTTACTTGCACATCTTCAAGCTGTCTCTTGCAACGCTTGTATTTCTTTCTTGATACAAAAATCATTTTTCGACACCCTCCTTTACAATTTTTTTGGCTCTCACGCCATAATGTTTGCTCATTGACTCAAGCTCACCTTTTGCGTTACCGTCTTTGACCGGCAACTGCTGTCTTGCCTTTGTAGGATAGTCATCGCCTGTCAATTGTTCCCACATCTCTCTGCGGTTGTCTTTAAGGCAAGTGTTGAGATATGACATAACAACCTGCTCAAACGGCACTTTACTGCCGAACCTGTCAATAAGCTCATCAACAATCTTGCTCATATGCCGTCTTGCGTAATCTTTCGGCTTCTTGTATGCTCTGACCGAGTTCCACAGCTTGATATGTACATTCTCATGTGTCAGTTCATCAATTGCCTTTGCCTGCAACTCGCACAGCTTAACGAGGTCAACCTCATCTTTGCCGTATTCCTTGCAGACTTCCGAAAGCGTTACACTTGCACTCCTCACCGAGTCGATCTGCTGTTCCTGTTGTACCAGCAAATGTTCCGTCTTGAGCTTCAGTTCACGATACTCCTGAAAGAATTTTAATTTATATGCGGCAGTGTATTTTTCACTGAGCAAACCAACCTTGCACATAGAATAGGCATTAGCAAGTTCCAGTACTAATAACCTATCAAATAGCTTCAATGATACAACTTCAAGATGATTGACCTCTCCGTCAATCCACCTTTTCGCCATGTCATTGAGTTCGTCAAGTGCTTTGTCATTCATTCATCACACACCACCCTTACCTTGAAAAGGTTCTGAATAGGTATGCCAAATTTGTTGGCAAGCCTCGACAGCTCTTCCACCGTAAAAGTACCCGGATCTTTAATTCTTTTCCTGTAGGTGCCCTCAGAGCAATGTGCCACAAGAGCCTGTCCTTCACGGTCAATACTTCTGATTTCTGCCTCATACTGTATATTGGCAATCAACTGCCTTTTCATTTGGTCCTCTGGCTTAGCTAATTTTCTCGGCATTCTTCTCACCCTTTCGTTATTTAGTCCTGTAATCTGATATCGACTTTTGCTAGTCGCTTTCATAAACTTCCGAAAAAATTTCACTCAGATGATATGCAGGCATCAGATTTATCCTTTTTGGACAATTCTCTTCTGGATCTGCAACACCTTCTTCAATTTCGAGCAAGACTTTTTCTGCGCCGTCCTTTTTAAGTTCGTTAAGCTGATTGATTAGGTCATCAATCCTTACTGTAATTCGGTTCATTTTCTCTCCTCAAGCACACAGCGAAAATCCTTATCTGCATCAAGGTCAATATTAGCTAAGCTCATATTTGCGGTACACATAATATTAAGAGATTTTTCAGGATTATCCCTATAAAATTTCTGAATCCAATATTTTTCCCGTTCCAGTATATTACAACCAAGAGGAACAATTTCAATGACCTCAAATTGATAATCTGTGATATTCTCTATTGGGAATCTTTCGGTTTTGAGATGTTGCCCCCAGCGAAAAACAGGAGCATACATTGTTTGTCCTATGTAAAATTCACCAGTTGATTTTTTGGATATTTTATATATGTATCCTGATACTTTCTCCGAAAACATATCTTTGGTGATATAAAATTCTTCATCATCGTTAGGTCTTATCTTGTTACGTTCTCTGCTCTCATATACTTGCTTACACTTATGGGAACAAAAGCGTTTTTCAGCATAATCTTCAATTCCGTAAAAATAGTTTCTAACTTCATAATCAGAAAAATGTATCGGTTTTCCATAGTATGTTTCAACGGTCGCACCACAACAGTCGCAAGTAAAAGTTACCTTATTAAAGTATTTTTCGGTTGAATAGCAATGCTCACCAATAATCACGCAGTACAAATCACCAGGACGAAGTTTTCTGGAGTAGCGAAATGAAATACCATTTCCATATTCGTCTTTTATGATTTTTTTGAACTCTTCTCGACTTTCACAAATAAGGCAATCCATAACAAGTTCATTGTTTTGAGATTTACTTATTGATGAGTAAAGGTCAAATTCAAAATCTTTCTCTGCATTTTTCTTGGCTGTTTTTTCATCTGCGACTTCATAAATTCGATAAACAATTTCTACCAATAACTCTCACCCCCTTGCAGTTATTTCCCTGTAATGTGGTATCGGGTTTGACCGTTATGTTATAATCAAACCGAAAGGTGGTTTAATTATGGTAGTTTATCAATTTGACAAACCGACAGAAACAATATTCAGATATGTATGCGAAAATCCTAAAGCAAACCTCATAATGCTTGAATGTCTGCATAATGATTATTACAATCCTAAAAAGTCAAAAGCTAACGATAATCCTAAACTCTATGGTGACTATGCTAAGTCCTGTACAGATTATCTCGTTGACTGCGGATTGATTTTTTCAAAAAAAGAAGGTATCTACACATTCTTTTTTCCGTCTGCCAAAGGTATTGCATACGCAAAGTTCAGAAGAAGAAATTGGATTTTACAATATTTGCCTTACTTTATATCTTCTGTGTCCTTTGTTATGTCTGTTATAACTTTTATTCTGTCTGTTCTTGCATTGATTAAATAATCCGATTCAGCCTTCCGTTTTCGGGAGGCTATTCTTTTGGGTCATACTCAAAGACATAAATCATTCTGCCGTTATCTCTTTTGATATTCTCTTCAAAGTCTGCCACAAACTTTTTAAACATTATGATAAAGGCATGTGCTTCTTCGGGACCTTCAAAATTTCCGATCAGTAATCTCATGCGTCCGTTTGTGTATAAGTGTTCAGGATATTTTTTCTCTGCTTTTTCGGTATAGTCAAGCGAACACAAAACATCCCATGTGGCTGTCTTGGCAATGTTGTATATCTCCTTACGCTTTTTTAACTTAAACATTTCTCTCCCCCCCTTGCAGTTATTTTCCTGTAATGTGGTATCGGTTCTTATGCGGTTTTCTGACAATAAAACAGTTGTGGGTTAATCTCTAAATCAAGTAAAGCACAAAGAGTAATCATTTCATCAGCTAACATATTACTCTTACCTGATAAGATTCTAGATAACCTGTCCTGTGTTATGTTCATCTTCTCAGCAATGTACTTCTGCTTAATTCCTAACTCGTAAATTCGTTCGTTAAAAATGTCGAGAATGTTATGTCTTATCATTTATGTCACCGCCTTTCTTAATTTCTAAGATTGTAACTATAATATCTGTCTCTTATACACATCTCCGAGCCCACGAGACCGAGGCTGATC